CTTTAACTCTGTCATCTTGGTATTATAGACTTTAAAAGTTTCAAAGTCTTTACCATGTTTCCTCTGTTCAAGTTTACCTTCGTAGAGAAGTTTACAAGTATTAAGAAAGGATTCTATTTCTTCTTTAGTCTTCATTATTATCTCCTGTATCCAAAAGATTTAATGCTTCAAATAAAAATTCGCTCACTTTAGTATGTGCCTCCTTAAATTGATTCTCATCATGTATCATGTGAGCCAAATACATTTGCTCTACAAGATTTGCAGAAGCATCCACATATTCTAATGCGGTTTTTGGGTTATCCATTTCTATACTCATATCATTAAATTTTCACCAAAGATAGTAGTAATACTCCTAATATCCAAATATTTTTAATGTTATTTTTTCTTTTCTTCTTTGGCACGCTTCTTTTCCCTCTGCATGATGTAGTAGTTTCCTAACCAAGTTGCTGTTAGGATGGGGATGCAATTATTGATTTCGCCCTCTTTCCCCGCATAAGCATATACACATACCATTCCTGCTATTGATATCATCACACTTAGGTTAGCTACGGCTATACTCTTTAACTTGATGATAGCAAGTGTCGCCTGCACTGCAAAAATTTCGTAGAGGATCGTCACTACAAACAGTGCAATCCATGTCATTATGTTTATCGTTCCGAATTGCATCCATCTTATTTAGGTACAGGACTTAAAAAACTATTTACAATCTTAACTATCTCTGGATTCTTTTTTAAGATATTATCCCTTATATCTTTCACACGCTTACCATAGACAGGATTCTTATTCATATCTATAGGCTTTTTTGATATGTCTATACCATAAGCCGTGTTCTTTATTCCTTCTGTATTAGCACCTAACTTACCATATCCATTCCATGCCTGTATGATATCCTCATCAGTCTTTTTCCCTAACTTTTTAGCCATAGCCATCTTCTCTGACAGTTTCTTCATAGAGAAGCCTATAGGATCATCATCCATCTGAGACATGTCTTCTGTATTCTTTACCAACCCGAATACACTAAATGGATTATCTGTTCTCTTAAACCCTGTCTCTTGAATACCGATAGCCAAAGCGGTGTAAGGATCAATATCATATTCCTTTGCTTTCTCTATAACCTTCTTAACAGTATTAGTATCAATCTCACTATGCATTCTATTCTTATCTGTTAAGACAGTATCTGAGACTAAATCTCTTTCTCTTGTATCTTGAATAGGTATTGTAGACTCTGGCGGGGTTTCCCAATATTTCTTCTTAAACTCTTCCATGGGTTTAGTATAGAACCCATCAGTCTTCATGGCAGTATAAAGAGTATAAAGTTTCTCTGGTGTAGAGAACTGTTTAGAAAACTCTTCATAAGACTTAGTATATAAACCGTCTTTATTTAGTTGCTCATATAAAAGTCTATTACCGTCTGCCATAAGAGGATTAAAGATTATCGTATTTACCCATAGTAGGCTCAGTAGTTTGAGGTATTGGCTCATTAGGCTGGGTCGTTGGTTGTGTTATCTCAGGTGGTACAGGCGGTGGCATCATCTTACCTTGATCTATGGCATTGATGGTAGCTTCCACCTTGGCTAACTCAGAAAATAAATCTGAATCAATTCCCTTCTGAGCTATTATATTTTGAAGTATCTTATATCTATCGGTAGCGTTCATGTTATCGCCCTCCTGTATTTACTGGTTGAATTCCCTGCTCTGCCTCCATCGCCAAGCGTGTTGCTTCAAGTAACTGAAGATTACCTTCTAACTTAGTCTGATTCATCTTTACCTTACCCCTCACAATTTCTTCATTTACCTTAGCCTGATTTTCCGCCTGTATCTGTGCCTGCATAGCCTGTGCTTTAACTTGCTCATTCTGTGCGTTGACTTGTCCTTGTGTTTCCATCATCTCCTTGGCTTGTCTCTCAGCCTCCTGCTTATTCTTTTCTATGGCATACTCAAGCTGTTTCTCTAAATCTTGTAGGTCTGCACCATTCTCAAGTTGGCTCATAAACCATATAGCATCATTAAGGTCTATCCCAGGTCTCTGCTCTCTTGTATTCTGTAATGCAATGTTAATCCAGTTCTCAAACCTCATCTTCTGTTTCATATCTGGTTTAGCCTTCAGGTTCAGTCCGTACTGCACACCCTCTGACTCTATCAGTCTCAAAGATTCCATATCCGAAGGACTGATAACACCTACATATGCTTCTCTGATCTTATCACTATTCTTTATTCCTAACTGAATTCTTCTCATCATACACTCACCAGTACTCTTCTTTACCTCATAGCATGCATCCATTAAAGGCTTTAGCACGTTTGCCGAGGCTTGTAAGGCTGCCTGTGTAGTGCCCACAGGTGCATTAGGATCAGGCGTAGCACCAAGAGAGACAGGATTGATACCTGTCATCAATTCAAGTTGTTTAAAAAGTAACTCAAAGGTAGCTACAGTCTCTGCCACCCTCTCCCCCATACCGCCTTTTACCTGTGTTATCGGTGTCGCTGCTCCTCCGGTGTACTGTCCTGTACCCGCAGAATAGGAATACAGCCACACACCTGTCTCTTTACCCATCCGTATGACTTCCGCTGGCTTTAACCTGCCACCTCCAAGGGTAACATTACCAAGCATTGTAGTGTTGATAGCTACCCCGTTTTCAACCATCATGGCCAAAGAGTTCTGATATCTCAGGAACGTCTGTGTTATCTGGTCAAGGATTGGCACCATCCTCTTTATAAGAGAAGGCTGGAGTAATTGTTCTACATGCACTGGTAGTTGCGGTTTACTTAACCGTTCCCGTGAAGCCATCTTTATCGGGCCAAAGTCATAGACATAATCAGTGTCCATTACCCAAAATGCTTCATAGGGTTGTCTCTTAGCTACCTTTTTTATCTCTTGCGTAGCTCCTGCCTTCTTATTAGCTTCACTAAGAGCCTTAACCTGTGAGTCCCATCCTAAGTCTATTATGCTCTCACGCCCGCGAAAGCTCTTATAATATAATTTCTTACTTACTTCTGTATCTATCCACCATGCATGGAATACTGGTACTTTAAATCCATCATACCTATATGTCTGTGTGGTAGGATCAAGTTGACTATACCTATCTTCCCAACTATCTGCTGGATTACCATAACTACCCTTACATCCTGCTGCTAACTTATAGAAGTCTTTCTCTTGTAGGTTCGGAAGTTTATTACGTAGATTAGATATCGTAACTAACGAAAAATATCCTGCATATTCAGAGTCAGAATAGTCATGTTCATTAGAGTACTGAATAACAAGTTTAGCAGGATCAAGATATCTACACTTCCATTTACTGTCTTCCTGATCGAAATAATCTTCTGTTGAAGCATAGCCTATTGTGACAAGGTCATCAAGACATTTCTTAAAGACTACTGTATCCCATTCTGATATGTTAAAAGTATGTCTGAGTATCTTCTGCATTGCTCTGGCAACGTTTAGCTTAAAGCCATCCTGAGCTTCGAACATGTCGAGTTCTTCCTTGCTTTTCGGATACACGATCTGTTCATCAATGGGAATGCCCATCTCTGTCTTGATCTTATTTTGCCATTCAATGTTCTGTGCTTCTACAAACTTTATGAATTTCTGTTCTTCAGCGAGTTTACGACTATCAGCATCTATTGTGTCTACATATAGGTCGAAGTCTGCCTTGTCGAACATTCCGTGAACGCTGCTGAGAATCATTGGTGCAGGTGAGATGTTAGACCACAAAACGTTGTACCATCCTTCACGCTTACTAATTCTACTTACAGGAGTACTATCAAAATCAGTCACACCACCATTTGTGTCAGTGGTAGTCTCACCAAGTAACCATTTCTGATATTTAGAGACATCTTGCTCCCCGCGTGCGTATGAACGCAATTCAGAGAATTCTTCTTGCTCTCCTGAAGTCCAAGCAGTTTTTCGTCTGCAAAATAATGCGTAAATACCTTTAGTCCAACTTATGCAATACTCTGCTCCTTTTTTATCAGGTGAAATATCTCTGTCGGGAAATGCCCATTCATAATTGTAGTAACTCTGTAAGATAGGAACACTCATATCCTTTATTTTTTACAAAGATAGTGAATCCTAATATCTCCTTTTTTCAAAGAGTGCGTAGCCAGAAAGATCAATATCCATTCCTCTATTCACTTCCATGATTTGTCTATAGCGAGATTGACTTCCCATTAATGCAAGACAAGCCGCAGTGAAAAGATCGCGATGAGTCATATCCTCCGCACCTTTTATATCCTTTACCTCTTGTAATATATCATCATGATTTTCTATATCAGCAAACTTATCAATGAATGTTTTCATCGCAGCGAAATAAGCGACCTTGCTTTCGGCAGAAGTATATACCCCAGGTTTGTCTTTTATCCTTCCGGTACGTATATCTATGTCCCAAAGCAAATATCCCGCATAACCTCGTTGCATTATATACTCAAATAATCTTTCTACGTTACATTCCTGATAAACCATAGCGTTCAAGTAAACCATAGCCATAATGACATCTTCCATGGATTCCTCAAGTGTGGCTGGTCTATATCGGTATGAAAGGATAAACTGTTGCTGATTCTTATCATCTTCAAAGAGTCCTGCTATTCCGAAGTCAGACTGTCTTGATCCGCTTATTGAAACCTTAGCTTCATTTTTAGTTACAATCCTTATAGGGTCAACGCCAAGTGTTATTTTATCTTTACATACAGGAGTCCATGTTGGTACATATTCACCCTTAGAAGCATCATAACCCATATCTTGTGTTCTAAGATTTGTCATGTTGTCTGGGAAATCCATTGATAATTTGAACTTGCCATTGATGGGATCAGTCTGCCAAAGTACCGTTGTATCCCTTTTCCCATCTTGCCAATAAAAATTACCTACTTTATATGATGTCTGTCCAAAAGATTTAGCTCTATTAAGTTGACCTATACGTTTATCAATCTTTTCCATATTAAATCCCACATTCCCTGCGGAACCTAACCAACATTCAGCCCAACAGAACGGATGTTTTCTTCTTAAACTTCGGTAGGATTCCATAGCTTCAGGGGTACCCTTAGCTAATAAAGCATTCCTTTCTTCTTGTAGTGTAGCCTTAGCCCCTTTCTTAGACATGGCAAATAACGCATGCGGGGATAGTCTTATCTGTCGTTCAGTAGGATTATCAATCACGGACTTACCAAACCTATCAGTAAAGCCTTCGAGACCATCATATGCAGGGAAAAACACTCTTGCTAATCCCGAATATGTTTGTCCCTTGGCAGGGATTCTCTCATAAAAACATGATAATTGTGCTAACTTATAATAAGAAATGCCTCCTTCTTCCATCTCTTCTACCGTGCTGGGATTCATAGCATAAGAATTCTTTATGATATTAGTCCCGCCTCCTGTAGACATCGCCATTTTATTAACACTCCATCGTTCAAATATATCTGCATTAACTGTCTTCCCTTCCTCATCAAGCAAAACATAATTAAGTCTATCTCCGTCATTTTTGCTTACACCCGAGGAATCTGTAAAATCTATCATACTTTCAAGCCCATCGAAACTATATACATTAGGTGGGGCAACCATCTTTATAGAATTAGGTCTTCTATTGCCAGTCCATATAGGTTTAAGAAACATAGGATATTTATCCCATGCAGGAAGTAATTTCTTAAAATAATGTTTCTCTGCGTTATCACCTTCCATAGAAACTATCGTACCATAAGCCCCAAGTGTAGTACTATTGCCTTTCCATACCTTATGCACACATTGATGAGTTACCCCAGTTCGCCTAGTTTTGGGATTTATATCACCGAAAAGTACACGCCTGCCTAAGTCTACCATCTTATAACTACCATCAGGTTCTTTAAGGGCACGACCAGTATCTCTATCTATTTTCTCAAATGCCTCTGTAGTCTCTTCAACATATTTAGCGAATAGATATTTAACTCTATCTTTTTCTCTATATTCAGGATAAATCCCAGCCTCTGCTATATACCAAAACTGTAGGAAGTCAAAATAATCACCAGTTATATAAGTAGGAATGCCATCATTATAAAACCAATATCCATGAGTCCTGTACCACCATATATGTTTCATCCATTCTAACTCTTGCCAATAGACAGCAGACTCTTCTTCTAAGATATCCCAATATTCCTTATATAACTTATAGCCTTGTATTGTTTCTTGATAATTTCTTTTCTGTATAGCATCAAGATTATAGAGAGCTTTATTTTGTAATTCCTTTAGCCGTTCTGGGATAGGTAGCCGTTTGAAATATTGTTCATCGTGTTCCTGTCCAAATCCATCTATTAAATTAAGTGGTGGCGGTTTAGGAAGACTTATATAAATGGCGTTTAAATCAGGATCATTCGAGTTTACCACAAACCATTGACTCGCATCCGAATGACCATCCAACAATAACTCAGGTTCTGTATCCCCAATGAACTTTAATTTATCTACCTCATAGTCCTTATACGGATTAAAGTCATCTGGCAACTTGCCGTTTAAAGTATAATACCTAACTATATCTTCAGGTCTAAGATTTAATCTAATGGGAAGTTCTTGGATTTCTTCTTTCTTCTTCTTTGCCATTCTTCTGTTTCTTGCAAAGATAATAAAAAAGGGGCAGACCTTTTGTCCGCCCCTAAAACTCAAGACTATGGAAAACAACTAAGCAACCAAAGCGAGAAGGGCTGCTAGTGTGTGGTTAACCAATACTGTTTTAATATCCCATCCAGACTCTACATATGTAACCCATGAGCGGGCAGAGTTATTAACATCTGCTACTGCATAAGCAAAATATGCTACTGCTATTGTAGTATCTACAAGTGCTTGCGTAGGATCATTCTCTGTATATACATGCATAGTCAAATAGTTATGTGATAATGCCGTATCCATCTGAGTGATCAACTCTGCTACTGTCTTAAGCAATATCATATAATTACCTCTATCCCTATGATCAAAGGGATTATCGAAGTAATATAGGGTGCTTATAAGACCATTCGCCCTTGGGATGATAGAATCCAATCTGTTAGTGTTCAATAGGTACTGTGTACCTGTGGTTTCGTTACGAACTCTCTTCCACGAATTTTCTTGCCATCTGACAACCGTTGCCAAAAATAACATATCTTCTAAGTATTAAATTAATTACGGAAGTTGACCTTCACCACGCCCCTGTTGATCAGTAGTTGTAGTAGTTAATGTAGGATAGCCTATGTCTATCTGACATAAGACTTCCATCCGCTTAAAAGAGCCCTTCATATAGGTAACCCAAACGTAATTATTCGGGTCAGGGTTATAACGATCCACTAAAGCTATTGACCATATGCCTATTGTGGTATTAACCGGAGTTCTAAAAGGGAACGCAGGATTACCTTTATAAGGACTATTGTATGGAACAATAGCGAGTGTTACAGCTTGAGATGCCGGAACATCATCAAAATGGGCTATAACTTGAGCTGCTGATAATTCAACCTCTAAAAATGAAAGTCCTTCGCGCCTAGACCCTGGATTTTCAGAATAATAGAATGAAGACTTTGGAATAGCTAATGTGGATAAATCCTTTACATCAGTTATTCTATTAGTGTTCAAGATAAATTGGCGACCAGTAGTCGCTTCACGACCACTAATCCTGTTGGAAGAGTCTCTAACATCTTCCCATTTTAATACTCGGGCTACAAAAAGTGCCATTTTCTTTTAAATTTTAATTATACCTAAACATACCTCTAATACCGACACAAAGATAGCAATAAAATTTAATTGCCTTTTGAGAGTACAAGAGCTATTCTTCGTCTTTGAACACAGTTATAGAGATTATTCCCATCGAACTGGGCTAAGTATGATTTTCTCTCAAGCGAGAATAAGGGTGTGTTCGGATTAAATATCACCTCATCTCCTACTTCTAAATCCTGAAAGTCTACATAATTAGGATTAAGGTATGACCTATTAGGCTTACCAATATATCTCACTATACCCCTTGTTTTATCTTCTTCCCCCTTCTCTGATACAGCTAAGGGTGATGTATTCTTAAGGTATAAAGGTTCACAAAGGACGTATCCGTTAAGCATTATGACCTTATACATCTTAACCTTTTCTTGACGTAGTGTTCTTCCATTTAACTGAGTACCCCACATGTATAATCTTTTACTACAATATATATCTTGATAAGGTATCAACTTAAATATCTTGTCTTCACATAATATCTCTACCGCGTTTAGTGACTCTATGGTATTAAACCACACAATATCTCCAATCTCCAATTCCATATCACAATCCCATGACATACCTAACCCATCCTCTGTGTATGTTAATTTCTCTGGCAGTTTATAGACCTTTGCATAGATTTCTGCGAGATCAGCAGCATGCGATGTGTCTTCTTCTGGATACTCATCATCAAGATTATATCCCACAATAATA